AGAAGGTACACTAACACTACAGGTAGGTACAACACCTGATGACTTGTTACTAACACCTACAGATGCAGGTATAGTTGCGGCTAATATGGATAATGTGGTTCTAGCAGCACAAAGTGTTGCAACTATACAAACAGTAGCAGACAACATATTAGATGTTAATACAAACGCTACAAATATAGTAGCGATTCAAAATGCAAGTGCAAACGCAGATACTGCAACAGCTAAAGCTCAAGAAGCTAGTGATAGTGCAAGTACGGCCTTAGAATTAAAAAATACAGTAGTAGAAAAAGAAGCATTAGTTAATCCTCATTATGGTGCTATAGATAGCATTGCAGCTGTTGAGGTATTAGAGGATATGAATATCTTAGCTAATACTCAAACACTAGCTGACATTGAAGCGGTAGCAGGTATTGCAGACCTTATTGAAGAAGGAGTTGGCTCTATTGGCAATACAACTTCTCAAGGTATGTTTCAACACAATAAAAGAATAGTATCAGACAAGACAATTACAGAAGATTATAATGCTATCAGTGCAGGACCTGTAACTGTAGATGAAGGTGTAACTGTAACTGTACCTGAAGGTTCTACATGGGTAATTTGTTAATGAGTAGTTTAACGCAGGATGTACTGACGGAGTTACTAGAATATAAAGATGGGGGATTATACTGGAAAGTTCGCCCTTATAAGAGTAGAGTAGAAGTAGGAGATAGAGCAGGAAGTGACCATCATTCAGGATACAGAATAATGAGCATTGGAGGTAATCAGTATTCTGAACATAGAATTATATACCTACACCAGACAGGGAACATAGATGATACTCTACAGATAGACCACATAGATGACAATAAATCTAATAATAGAATTGAGAATCTACGCTTAGTAACTGCTCAGGTGAATTGCAGAGATAGAGACAAACATGCGAAAGGGTATTCTTGGGACAAACACAACAAGACCTTTAATGCTAGAATCAAGAGGAACGGAAAGTTGAAGCATCTAGGTTGCTTTGAGACAGAAGAAGAAGCACGAGAGGCTTATGTTGATGCCTTAAAAGCTGAAGCAGTATAATGAGAAAGGAATAATATGAGTACAATTAAAGCAAACCAAGTATTAAACTTGGATGGAGATAGGATTGGTTCTGTAGTAGTAGATAGTATTGCTAATATGAAGAACTTAAATCCTGAAATAGAAGCTAATGCTACAGTAGAGCTATTAGGCTACTATAGTAAAAGTGATGGTGGTGGAGGTACTTTCTATTGGGATAGTACTTCTATTGAAGATGATAATGGCGGTACTATTATTGAAGCTACTGGTGTAGTAGATGGTAGATGGATTAGAAAATATAGCGGAGCTGTTAATGTAAAATGGTTTGGTGCTAAAGGTGATGGTGTTACTGATGATACTGCAGCTATACAGAAGGCGTTAGATTCTACATCTGAGGCAGTGTGGTTTTCTGATGGGGAGTACAGGATTACTGATACTGTATACGTTACCACATCTATACACAGTGATGGTAGCTATAAAAGTGGGTATAGGGCACTTATAGTTATGGATAGTGCTGCCCCTAAAGCAATTTTGGCTGGGGATACAAATGATTCTGATGCTTTGCGTAACATCGAAGGGGTTTCTATCTCTGGTAAAGATGACCAAAGTAAAATACATACAGCTATATATGGTAAAGGGTATAGACTAAAATTAACTGACATACGTATCAGGAACTGTGCGGTAGGTGTAGACATAGCAGGTGTATACATATGGAATACTAGGCTAGATATTTCAACTTGTATTATAGGATACTACCCATCAACCTTACATAGAGATGCACCTGACGTAGGGTCTACGATGTTTTCTTTTGAAGAATGTATCTTCAACTATAACAGTACTGGGTTTTACCAAAAGCATAGATATGGAGGAGGAGGAGGCAACTCTGAAGACTTACTAAATGTAACATTTAAAGGGTGTGGCTTTGAACATAATACAACTGGGTTATGGGCGGAAAATAGAATATGGAACTTAACGGTACAGAACTCTTGGTTTGAAGCTAATAGTGAATATGGATTAAAAATTGAAGCTACATCCACAGATGTTACTGAGATTAACAATAGACATGAGAGTAACTCCCCATATATGTTGAATAATAATTACTCAAAACTAGCTCATGGCTCTATAGACTCCTCTTCGTTTGGTGATTATCTACAAGTTAAAGGACCTATAAATAGTGATATACCTTCAACTATATCTTCTAATTATACAGATGCCTTACAAGGTATGGATATAGGAGCAATAATCAGATCAGGAAATGAAAACACCTTGTTAGCTATAGGCTATGGAGGATATAACGTGCTTGGTAAATCAGGCTTAGCATTTTTAAATGGTTATGGCGATTCAGGAGGTACTGGGCATACTATAGTATCTGATAGAAGTATTGAAGGTGGAGGTACAGCTGGTAGAGGTGCTCTAAGATTCTTTACTAACAGTAAAACCTCCACCTCAGAAGTGCTTAGATTAGGGTACAAAGGGCTTTACCCAGCTATAGATGCTAACTCTTCATTAGGGCGAGCTACAAATAGGTGGAGTGTAATCTTTTCTTCTACAGGCACTATAAATACTTCTGATGATAGAGAGAAAACATATAGAGATATCACAGAAGGTGAAACTTTAGTAGCTAAAGAGCTTAAAGGTCTCATGAAGTCTTTTAGATTTAATGACGCTATAGCTTCTAAAGGTGATGAAGCAAGAATTCACTTCGGTACATCTGCTCAAACAGTTAAAGCTACATTTGAGAAGTATGGATTAGTAGCAGAAGATTATGCACTGCTTTGTTATGATGAATGGGAAGCTGAATATGAACAAGTTGTAGATACTGAAGCTATACTAGATGAAGAAGGTAATGTTATTACAGAAGCTACTTATAAAGATGGCGAGTTGATTAAAGAAGCTGGTAATAGATATGGTATTCGATATACAGAATTATTATGTTTTATAATAGGAGCAATATAACATGAGTGAATTAATAATAGATAAGATTACTACCAGAGATGGTAGTAATGTGGGTGCAGTAGTAGTATCAGATATAGACGAACTACTATTGTTAAATACGAATAAAGAGATTAATACTACAGCTATTGTAAAAGATAGTAATAGAGGTGGTGTATTTAATTATGATGGTGCACAAAGTGGTGTTAATAATGGTGGTACTGTCTTTAATGGTTGGGTACGACAATATGATGGTGCAGTGAATGTTAAGTGGTTTGGAGCAGTTGGAGATGGTATTACAGATGACTATTCAGCACTAGTATCAGCCGTGGGTTCAGTTCCAGCAAGTACAGAAGCTAGTTTTATATTCCCAAATGGTACTTATTTAATATCTGAAACATTAGAGTTTGGAAACAGAGTTTTAGTGATTGATGGAGGAAATTCAACCATTAAACTTACTAGTAATAGTAATGGATATGTATTAAAATTTACCAATTCTGCGATAGTTAGTAATTTAAGAGTGACTCAAACTGCTGGATTAACATCGGATGGTATTTTTATTGCTGGTATTCGCCATAGATTTGACAACATCCAATCATTCAATGCAAAATTTACAAAAGTATTCCATTTGCAAAACTGTAAAGAGAGTCATTTTTCTAACATTAGAGTAGATGCAGATGCATCAGGTAAGACGGGTAGTGTGTTCTATATGGACTATTCTGTAAACAATACAATTTCTGATTCAATGATAGGTTATTGTGAGCATGGTTTTGAGTTCTCAACAGCTACTGAACCTACTTACGGATATAAGAGTGAGGGCTTTACAGCAACTAATGTTGTTACAGTATATTGTGATAGAGCCTTTGAAGCACTGAGTGTAACATCACTAGGAATTGTAAATTGTGTATTAGATTTCAATGAAAGCTATGGTGTTTTTTGTACTAACGGGGGACAGCTGTTCGTATCTGATAGTTGGATAGCTATGACTAATGGTTCTACGGGTGCTTGTATTGGTGGCCATGCTAACTTTACAGACGTGAAAGTACATAATAACTCATTAATAGGTGGTGGCTCATCTACTACAGCAAGGGCAATTTCAGCAGGAGGTACATATACTAGTTTCGTAGGGAACTATATACAAAACTTAAATTTTGGTATAGTTAATGACTCTAGTAGTTACTCTGCGCTCAATAAGCAGACTACAGGTACTACTAATGCAGGAAATGCAAAAGGTTTAGATTTTAATAATGGGGAACTATCGTTTGATGTTGCTAAGGTATCAAAGATAGATAGTACTGGGAATACTTTTGATTTAGGTAAGGCTAAACACTTTTCAAATAAGACGGTTGGTACTGGTTCTAACTTGGTTTATTCACAGCTAGGAGATGTACCTACTTTTGGGGAAGTGTATGTGTCAGAAGCAGGTACAAACAATTACCTTATATTGAAGTTCTATAAGCAAGGAAGTGCTTATTCTCCAAGAGTTACTACGGTAGCTAATCTAAATCTTACTTTTGCAGCAAGTAATGCTGGTGGAACTATAGCTATATCAGGATATACGGACATTGCTAATTGTACTTTTAGTACAGAATTTACAACTACAAGATAAGGATTATAACATGGAAATAAACAATAGTGAAGAATTTACAACAGATGAACTGATAGCGATTGAACGCAACATAATCAATAAAGAAGCTAGGCAATATTTATCTTTAACTGATTGGTATATTGTTAGACAAACAGAAACGGGAATAGAAGTGTCAGTAGAAATATTAGATAAAAGAGCAGAAGCAAGAGCTTCAATAGATGAATAACTTAAACTCAATACCAAAAGACAAACTACTCCATAGTTTCTATGGTTCTTGGATATACATACTATCTACACTAGTACTACCTACTACCTTTGCATTAGCATTGGTAATAGTTATAGCTATAGGTAAAGAAGTATATGATAAAGTATCAGGTAAAGGTACCCCAGAATTAATGGATATAGTATATACTATTGGTTTACCAGTAGCTATAGTACTAATAGATAAATATAAAGGAATAATAAATGATTAATATAGCATTCGTACTATTAAAAGAGATACTACTGTCAATGGTAGCTAAGGTTGCATTTAAAGCAGTAGCAGAGAGGTTTGCTACAAGACTTGTAGTGTATGGATTAAAGAAACTAGAAGGATATTCAACTAATGAAGTAACTTCTGGATTAGTAAAAGATATATTAGCTTCACTAGAAGGCAAAGGTCTTAAGGCATTGTAATATGAGTGGAGCACTAGAACAAAAAGTAGACAGTTTAGTAGAAGTAACTACTAAGCTTGTAGTAATGCAAGAACAAACTACAAAGAATATAGACAAGTTAGCACTAGAGATAAAAGATACTATGTGTGAGTCACACGAATGTGATGCTGTTAAGAGAGAGATTGAATACTTAAAAGACAAGACATCTAAACTTGAAGGTAAGATTGAAACTATAGAAGGTGTTCCTAATGCCGTAGCAAAGAGAGCACTAATGACAGCAGTAGCTGCTACAGTTATGTATCTTATGTATACAATAGGAATTAGTAAATGATGAATAATAAAGGAGTAACACATGACAGAACTATCAATAAGAACCAACAATAGAATATCAACAGGAAGCATTAGCTTCTCTGATACAGTATTTGGAGGAGACCTAGTAGCTAATACAGCCGTATCAGGAATAGTACCACCAGGAGCAGACTTTATAATCTTTTCTTGTACAGGTGATTTCTTTGTATCATATGGTGGAGCTACAGCAGCAATACCAACTGGCTCCCCTACACAAGGTAATATCGTAAGTGAATTGAACCCTAGTGTTAGGAATGTAGTAGCTGGTGAGGGTATTAGTATTATTGCTCCAAGTGATTGTAAGATTACTGTAGCTTTCTATACAAAATAATAACAACAAGAGGTAGGAGTACCATGAAGAAGATAATGACAACAACAATAGTAAGTGATGATGCTAAGTCCTATATGGTCTTAGCTAATGCCCTAGACATAATAGGGTTAGATGGTGTATACATTGTATATACAGAAGGTAACAATAGGGAACTATATAAGTTATATAAACACTATGTGGACATCTTTGGAGACCATATATATTTCATGACTAGTAAAGGGATTAACTTCCTAGAACACCATTCACAACTACTAGGAGGGGAATACCATGGAGTCTACTATGTTACAAAGCATCCAAAAGGAATTAAGTAATTGTGAACAAGTGGAGTGTCCTGTAGAACATAACTTCTCAGAAGGTATATATACACGTACAATACACATGCCAGCAGGCGCCTTAATAGTAGGTAAACAACACAAAACACAACATCTAAATGTAATACTACAGGGACATTGTGAGGTAATGATAGGCGGTGAGATACAAGATATCAAAGCCCCTTATACCTTTGAATCATTAGCAGGGAGTCAGAAGCTATTGTATATCTTCGAAGATACAATTTGGATGACAATACATGTTAATGAAGACAATGAAACTAATGATGCTATATTGGAAGATAGATATATAATGAAGGAGAGCACACATGGCGTGGTTCATGACAGGGATAATGATGGCATCAACAGCGATGTCAATAAGCGAAACAAACAAAGCAGCGGAAGATGCACAGGCAGCAGCAGTAGCTAGACAAAACGTAATGAATCAACAACGAGCACAGGAGATGGAAGAAGTACAAGCTGAGGCAGGACTAGAAGCTACTAACGAAGCTAGAGAATCATTAAGACAACAAGCATCAATACGAGCAGCAGCAGCTGAATCAGGTGTAGCTGGGGCATCTCCATTAAGAGAGTTAGCTAATGTATATATGCAAGAAGCTATTGATGTAGGTACAATTATAAGTAAAGAAGAAGCACAACTACGTACTATAGGTATGCAGTCACAGCAAACATATCTAGAAACACAAAGTAGTATTAATCAAGCAGAGTCACAGAAGTCAACAGGACTTGATGCAGCTCTACAGATTGCTGCTGGTGGTGCTCAGGGTTATATGCTTGGAGGTGGCGGAGCAGCTACACCTGAACTAGCTGGTACTGGTACTGGTAGTTTTGCTGGCTACGGTCAATATATTAAATAAATAAAATAATAATAAGGAGGTATCTGAGGATGCTATTAAGAAAGTGTAAAAAATGTGGAGCTGAGGCATACACAGAAAAAGAAATAGACAAATGCATACTTGTATGTGCTAACTGTCATAGAATTATACACGCGGAGGAGAAAGAATAATGCCAAGAGAACAACGAACACAATTAAATAAGAGAAGAGGTACTGAGGTACCTTTAGGTAAATATGGATCAGGTAGAACACCAACAGTTAATATGCCTGCTGTTGCTCCAGTTAAATCAGATGGTGCTAAATTAGCAGAGGCATTTGGTATGGCTGCTCAAGCAGCTGGTAAGATTGTATCTATTGAGCAAGATAAGACACAAAAGAGAAAAGCTATCTTTGATGCTGTAGAAGGTAAAGGGGTTGGTAATGCTGAGGCACAAAGGCTAATTAAAGAAGCTAATGACTTACCACTAGAGCAGCGTAATCAACATATACAACAAGGTATGTCTAATTGGTTAGAGAACTATAGAGGCGCAGACACTACTGATGCTTTCCTTAGAGGAGGGCTGCAAGGTTTTACAGGAGCTACTGATAAGTTTGAAGCTTCTAATAATAATGCCTTATTAAAGATACAAGAAAATAAATTAATGACAGCTACTATTAGTAGTCTTAAGACTGATGTATTGAATAATGAAACACACGCTAATATGATAGACACTATTAAAACAGTAAATGATGTAGGTAATGCACAAGCTGGAGAGATATATGTTAAGACTGTAGCTGCTATCATTAAAGAAGAAGCACAGACAGATCCTAACTATGATTGGCAAGAGGCTGTTAATACACGGTTGAAAGTTATAACAAAAGATGGTGTTGATTATGCATCACACCCTACATATGGTAGTATGATTGATGGACTAGAGTCTTCATTAACTACATTAGCGACTGCTAGAACAACAGCAATGACTAAAGCAAATAAACAAGTAGCTGTGAATACATCTAAGAGTATATTAGCTACATTATATAGAGATGATGTTACTCCTGAAGAGCTGGTTCAAGCACAAGAGGACATTACTAATAATCAAGAGATGTTTACACTAACACAATTTAAAACACTAGAGACTGCACTAGACAATGCTAAAGATGAGACAGGATATGCTCACACTAGTAATCCTGAATTATTTAGTAAAGCTAAGGTATTAGCATCAACAGGTAAATTATCTACAGAAGCTTTAAATATGTGGAAATCTACATTAACTAAGAGTGAATATAATCAAGTTTTTGCTTCAGCTGTTAAACATGAAGAAGAGATACAGGATACTGGTATATCTCTATTAAAGAATGGTATTAATGACCTAGAGAAAGCAGGTAGAAGACAAGTAGCTGAGATTAATGAGTTTGGTATTGTTATGAACCCACAGGATGCTGCTAAGGTTACTATGTATGATGGTATATGGAATTCATACTTAATTAACTACCAACAAGAGAATGGTGTATTGCCTCCATATAAGGAAGTAATTAAAGAGCAGAAAGACATTGTACAACAAGTTAAGAATGCTTTTGATGAAGAAGGCCAAGAGATAGGAACACCTATACCAACTACTGATGTAGGAGGAGAGCGTACAGGACTTGATAAACAAGAATGGTTACAGACAGCTACAACAGATGAGATTAGACAAGGCTTAGAAGATGGCTCAATTAAAGCTTCTGAACTACAGCCTACATCAAGTATTATGGATAATGTGGTAGATGTGTTTTCGCCAACAACACTACAAGCAGATGAGTTAAACCACGAAGCTCCTGGCAACTTACCTGCTGATGTGTGGGGTAAAGTATATCAATCAACAGATAATGAAGAGAAGAAAGCTTCCTTTAATGCTGATGTATCTAGATTATATGGACAAGCTCCTAAAGAGACAGAGATAAGAGATAGTATCGATATCGCTATACAGGCCTTTGATACTGACTTTGAAGCTATTGATATAGATCCTGAGGACGCTGCTGAATTATTATATATGACAGCATTACATGAGTCACACGGCGGTAAGTATGATAAGCAAGTAGGAGGCCCTGCATTGGGCTGGTGGCAAGTAGAGCCCGCAACAGCTAAAGATAACATTAAGAATGGATTAACTCATTTCGGGCCTTCTTTTACACAAATGACCGGTCTTACTAAAAAAGAACTGACGAACATGAGCGATACAGAGCTGAAAGATAGATTACAGAATGATCCTATATTTAGTGTAAGTATGGCTATGGTTAAGTACTTAAGAGGTATTAAGCATGGGTCTTAGTAACGAAGAATTAGCTGCCCAGTTTGTAGCTACTAGGCAGCCACAGCAAGTAGTAGAGGAAGAGCCGTCTACAACTGCTGAGATAGGTAGAGGATTAGTTAGAGGGCCTTTTGAGAACTTAAAGAACTCAGCAACTAACTTAGGACACTACTTAGGTTATGAGGGGACTAGTGAAGAACTAGCTCCTTTTGCTACGTCTGTTCTAAACATGATTGATGAGCCCTCTACACAAGCAGGTAAGATAGCTGAGACAGGTAGTCAAGTTGTGTCAGCAATACTAACAACTAGAGGAGTAGGGGGCACAACATTTACAGGCTCTATGGTTGCTGGTGCTGGTATGGACTTCATGATATGGGATAAAGATGATGGTAGATTAGCAGATGTATTATCTGATGCTGGTGTACAGGGTTCTTTAATTGAATACCTTAAACATGACCCTAGTGATACAGTATTTGAAGATAACTTTAAACATGTTATTGAGGGTGCTTTAATGGGTGTAGCTACTGAAGCAATTATTAAGACTGTTGTTGCTGGATATAAATCAAGTAAAGCTGTGTTATGGGCTAATAAGACTAGTGATGAAGTAATCAAGACTGTTGATGGTGTAGCTGATGAAGCTATTGTACCTCAGGCTAAAGCCCCTGTAGAGGAGGTAGTACCTAGTAGCGTAGAAGTAGACCCTACTAAAGTAGTAGATGGCATTAAGCCTCCAGAAACAGCCTTTAACTACTCTAGGGTAGAGGTAGATGATACCAGTAAATCTATTCTAGAATCAATGACTAAGTCTAGTGAGTTTGAGGAATACTTTAAAACTGGAGTTAAACCTCAAGAGTTAACTGAAGCTGAGGCTAATATATTAGTTACAAAGATAGGTGATGATTATCTAGACTTCGCTACACAGTTAGTTAAAGATACTGAAGATATGGATGTTAAATTAATAGCTATGAAGAAAGTAATGGCCAATAAGATACAATCTATTAGTACTAGAATTAATCAAGTAGACGCTACAGATAGAGGCGAACTATTAAAGTCTTTATCAGAGTTTCAAGAACTATGGACAATAGCTGGAGGAACTAAAGCAGTACAAGTTGCTGGTGCTAGAACCACAGCCGCTGGACGTATAGGTATCATACCTAAAGATGTTATGGCAGCTATAGATGAGGTAGCTGAGTTTGCTCCTGATGCTTTAAATAAAGAGCTAGATAAATTTATTGATGATGCTACAGCTACTAGAATACATAAAGCTCTACAGGATTTTGTTGATGTTGAGAAAGAAGTGACACTTCATAAGACTATGGCTGATTTAGATGCAGCGGATGGTTTCTTAACAAAACTAGCTAACGTATTATTAGAGACGCGTACTGCTGGTATCCTATCATCTCCTGTTACATTAGGAGTGAATGTTATAGGTAATGCTAGTGTTATGGCTCTACGTAGTGTTGAATATTATATGGCTGGTGCTATTGGTAAGGTTACAGGAGCTACGGATAGATTTGTTATGGATGAGCTGAATGCTTTAAGTAATGGTATGTTTACATCTACTAGAGAAACATTTAAAGGTTTAGGTAAAGCACTTAAACAAAGTAAGTATGGAGCTAAAGTAGTTGAAGACACCTTAGAAGAAAGTTACTTAGATAGTTTCCAGAAGTATGATACAGGCTCATATAGAGCTGTTAGTAAAGAGTATATGTTAGGTGATACAGCTAATGCTGGTATTATTAAACAAGGCTTAGGCCAAGTAATTGATACTGCTGGAGCTGTTATTAGAGCACCTTATCACGCACTAGGATTTACAGATGATTTATTTAAACGTAGTATATATAACGGACAGATAACATATATAGCAACTAGAGAAGCTAATAAGTTAGGTTTAACTGGACAAGCTAAACAAGACTTCATTGGGGAGGTAGTGTTAGCACATCAAACTTTATTTATGAAGAAGGGCTCTGAGCTATCAACAGAAGCTAAAGGCTTAATTAATAAACACATCAAGTCTAATGATGGTAAGTTTCATCTTGAAGCGTTAGAGCGCTCTAGGGAATACACATTCCAAGAAGAGATTAGAGGAGCTAAAGCAGACTCAGCTATCAACAGAACACTTAACCATATAGATAAAGCTAGAACATCATCACCATATGGACAATTCATTGTTCCTTTCTACAGAACACCAGTTAATATCCTTAAGTGGGTAGGTAGACGTACACCTGGAATACATAAGTTATCACAACGTATGACTGATGATATAGCTGCTGGTGGGAGACGGAAAGCATTAGCACAAGCTAAGCTGACTATGGGTACATCACTATACGCACTAGGTGGGTATCTAGCATATAATGGTATGACTACTGGTACAGCTCCTGCTAACGAAAGAGAAGCATGGAAGACCGCTGGTATAGTTGAAAATAGTGTTAGGATTGGCGATACATGGATACAATATAATAGAGCAGACCCTATTGGTATGTTCTTAGGTGTTACTGCTGACCTTAATATGTTCCATCAAGATATGGTTAGACGGGGTTATGATACTCAAGAAGGCTACTATGAACACTTTGATGAGGTATCTGGAGCAGTAATTACAGCCTTTACTAATAATATTATGAATAAGACTTGGGTTAAATCGCTAGATGACTTAATGAAAGCTATTGAGTATAAAGACCCTGGATATTTCTCTAATATGACAGCTACACTAGCTCCATACTCTAGTGCCTCTAGGTGGCTACAAGCAGGTGAGTACCATAAAGAAGCTAAAGATGTGTTTGAGAAGTTTAAGAAAGCATATGCTCCTAACACTTTAAGAGATGCTTTAGATATCTTTGGACTACCTATGGAGAATGTAACAATTGCTGGTGTTAAAGCTGGTAAGCCTTCTAAGAGTAAAGTTAGACAAGAGATAATGAGGCTTAAGATGCCTATCAGTAAGTTTGGTAAGGACCTTACATTTAAAGGTACAACTATTGAGTTAGAACCTAAAGATCACTGGAGACTACAGAGGTTAATTGAATCTAAGTTTAAACTAGAAGAGAGCCTTAATAAGGTATTATCTAGTAGGGACTATAAGAAAGCAGTTGATGGTATAGACTTTAGTGTTAAAGGCACTAAGAAGTGGTATATTAATAATACCATAAATAGTATTAGGGATAAAGCACGTAAGTATTTTATAGCTAAGAATCCTGAGCTCCTAAAGAAATATAACGAAGAGCTCCAAATTAATATAGACTCTCTTAGTAATAAGAATAAAGGACTATATGAAAGATGGTTAAATAATGGCAAATAATAAAGCAACAATAGAAGCCCTTGATGGGTTACATGGGAAGATGGCTGAGTACTTTATCAGTCGTCTAAACCAGACAGAAGAGGCACTACCTCCAGGTGAACTAAGTGCTATACTTAAGTTCTTAAAAGATAACTGTATAACAGCTGACTTAGTTGAAAGTAAACCAATGCAATCATTAATTGCTCAGTTCGCAGCTAATGAAGAGATGTACGAGACGGCTTAAATGTCTTAAGAGGTACTAGGAGTAGGGTAACAATAGTTATGCCCTCCTGGTGCTTCCTATGGTCATTTAAAACATATATAAAGAAGGAGATAACATGACAGAACAAGAACTTAAACAATGCGTACAGCAATTCCCTATATTTTTAAAAGAGGTATTCCATTGTATTAACCTACCAGAGCCTACTCCCCTACAGAGAGATGTGGCTAAGACACTACAAGAAGGAGATACCAGACTACTGATACAAGCCTTTAGGGGGCTGGGAAAAACATATATGGCTGGAGCTTATGCAGCTTGGAGATTACTAAGGGACCCTAATGAGAAGGTATTGATTATATCGGCTTCAGGAGGGCACGCCACAGCTATATCTACGTTTATTCACAAACTACTAGTGTCCGTGCCTCTATTAGAACACCTACAACCTGGTAGTGATCAGAGGAATTCAGTTATGGCTTTTGATGTTAGTGGTTGTGAAACTACCGTTCAACCTAGTTGTAAGTGTCTTGGGATAACCTCACAACTACAGGGTAACAGAGCCTCATTACTTATTGCTGATGATATTGAGACCTCTATTAATAGTGCCACAGAAATAATGAGAGCGAAAATAATACAACAGGTAGCAGAATTTGACTCAATTTTACAAACAACTGAGGGAGCTTCTATCTTAGGATTAGGTACTCCACAAACAGGTGATAGTATTTATAATAGGTTTACTGATAAAGGTTTCCGTGTTTGTATCTGGCCGAGCCGTATCCCTGAAGACCCTGCTTTATATGAAGGCAAACTAGCTCCTTATATACAAAATATGATTGACTACGGAGGTAACATAGGTGACCCTACAGATGTTAGGTTTAGTCATGAGGATCTCCTAGAGAGAGAAGCATCAGTAGGGAAGAGTTACTACAACCTACAGTATCAATTAGATACAACATTAAGTGATGCAGATAAGTACCCATTGAAGCAGGAGGATCTAATCGTATCAGATATTGATACGATAAAGGGTCCAATATCAATGGGATATAGTTCACAACGTAAGGACTTAATTGATCTACCTAACCTTGGGTTCACAGGAGACTGTATGTTTGGTCCTGGTCGTATTGATGAAGACTACACAGACTATCACTATAGTATCATGTCTATTGATCCCTCAGGTAGGGGGAGTGATGAGATGGGGTATGCAGTAATGAAGTACCTACATGGTAAGATCTATGTGGTGGATGTAGGGGGTCTACAAGGTGGATACAAGGATGAGAACTTATTTAAGCTAGCTCACATCGCTAAGGTACACAATGTAAACACAATCTATACAGAGAGTAACTTTGGGGATGGGATGTTTGATCAACTACTACAACCTATCTTAAAGAAGGTACACCCTGCTACCATAGAAGAGGTAAGAAGTAGTAAGCAGAAGGAACTACGTATTATTGATACAATGGAACCACTACTTAATCAACACAGATTGGTATTTGATAAGACCATGGTTAAGAAGGATATTGAAGGAGCATTAACTGATGCACAGAAACTACCTTACTCATTGATATATCAGATGACACACATCACTAGACAACGAGGATGCTTAAGACATGATGATAGGCTGGATGCATTATCTATTGGGTTGCAGCAGTTGGTAGAGACAGTAGGGGTGGATGAAGATGACATGGTTAAGGACTATAGGGAGGAGCAGTTAGATGCTACTCTTGATAAGTGGATGGATGACATGGAGAGCTGGATACCTGGTGCCGCTGGTAGTAGGTAATGCACAGACGACACAAAACACAGGTATTGGTAGTAGGTAGGTACGATGGGTAGGGGGCTGGAGGTAGTTTTATACCTCTAGTTGTTGCAGATACCGAGAAAGATGTTACAGGGGGTTGGGGGTTAATTACATATATGTCATGAGTTATAGCCTTATGTAGGTTTACCTGTGTTTAGAGTTGTGTCATGAGATATATGTGTTTTGTGTCCCCCACTTGTGTCATAGGTGTGTTCATAGTTGTGCTCCACCTGTGTTCAGGGTCTCAAGGTAGTTTCAAATAATGTTGGGAATTTGTAAGGGGGTATATATACATAGCCGCCCCACTGCTTCCCCCATCGGCCCTAGTTGTGTGCAAGATATCACCAACACTACCGCTCCACTACTCCTACAACAACAACAACAACACTTATGTATGTATATGTATATGTGTTATATGTCTATATGTATGTACACAAATGTCCAAAAGTTGGGCACCTTATTTTGTTGTAATTGATACCTATTATCATTAACATAACTATTGTGTAATTTATTTTGTTGTAATTGATACCTGTTAACATTAACATTACCTACAATACATAAGCATAATTTAAGCTACATTATTGTATCCGCACGCACGTTCCATTATATGTAATTGCTATAATATCTTATTTTATAATTCTTTTATCTTATCTACAACATTAAGGTATATTTAAGAATAGGTGTGTTATACTTCTTTTATCAATTCAGTTAATGAGTTTGAGTTATTAGGCTTAAGTTATGTTTAAGCCAAGGTGTGTTATAATGACACTAACAAAACAACAAAGGGATTAAAATGAATTTAACTAACAAAACACTTGAGACACTGATAAAAGACGAGA